GGTTGTAACTGCCATTGAATTTTCTATACCAGGAGCTTTACCGCCGCCGCCAGCACTATAACCACCAAGTGTTATGTCTGAGGGTCTAGCAAAGTCAAGCAGGGGAGCCATCATATCACCCTCCTGCTCACCCATAGCTTGCGTCATCCTCATGCCACCAAAACCACCTTCTTCTTCTCCAACAGCGCGGGTTGTCATACCTAACCCCTCAATCCATAATAAATGCTCTTGGCTATCGCTCCGTCCACAACTTGATCAAATGCAACAAACATAGGCATAGTATTAATCTCTAAAAAAGTTTCGTCAATAAAATCCGCAGCTCCAAACGTCAATCCCAACTCAAACATAACACGTCGCGTTTTCTCTACTATAGCATCAGAGATCTCAGAAATAAATAGAGAAGGTTCAGGGTCGTCACGATAATCTAAATAATCCGACCTCAAACCAAAACAAAAGGCATCATCCCCTATAATAAATAACCGCTTGTTCAAACCAATAACACGATCCTGAACAATCATAGGAACCAAAGACCGTGAACCACGAACCACATGAGCACCACCCGTAACAGGCTTCAATATACTATCCTCACGCTGCGTCCCTAATCCCGCCTCCGTGTAAGGAACCTTCAAACCAACACGCCTAGCAACCATCAAATTGTGTAACTTAAAAGGAACCTCACCATGATAATCAGAATTATACCGCGCAATATCCACATGCGACTCCACATAATTCCGCATAATATAAAAATTGTTGTACTTAACATGCGTGTTCGTCTCAAACACATTCGCACGTCCAAAATAAGAATCAAAAATACAAGAAACACCATCAACAAACAACGCATCTTGGTCCAAGTCCCAATGAATCACCGAAGCCTGGTCAACAAATATATCAAAATAAGGAACAAGAACCTCTATGTTAGGATCAGAACGCTGACCAAATAATAATGATGCCATGATAATGCTCCTCGGTACAGGGATCATGGACCATGAACAACCAGAATGCAAGTAAACCCAAATGAAAAAACATGGCGAATAATTTTGGGTGCTGGTTGTTCTCTGCTTGTGACCCAATGAAAATATTCCCGAATGAATCTACAATACCAGTATAATAAGACCAAATGCACAGATACCCTAGCCAAATAGGGGGGGAAGGGGGTCGCGAAGCGCGCGACAAGTTCCATATGGATCGCGCCAAGTAACCCTTGAAGGAGGGTTAAAGAACAAAAGGTGAACGATTGATATGATGTGACGCTACGTCACTTGATTGTTACTTGTTAGTTAGTTGTTGACAGCACCCATGCTATATTCTATTGATAGTATATCAATAACAAAAAAAGGAAATAGGACAATGACAATCACAAGTTTACATAAGCAAGTTAGCGAAGCAACAAAGACTAACATTAGTAATCGTTCAACATTTTGGTATAAGACAATGTTTGCAATACTAAAAGAGATTAAGACAGCTGTTGATTCTAAGATCAAGTATTATGAACAAGAAGCGATAGACAATGGCCTGGCGTATCGCAAGGAATCTGAAGTTAGAACAATACCTTCAAAGGATAGGGATTACTATCTGATTGAATCAATGGGTCAAGATGCCTTTGAAAAGCTAAAGGTCGTGTCTATTAGATCTAAGTTTACTTACAATGATTAGAGATATTATAGCAGGCCTGGCGATGATAGTTATCATCGTTGGTCTAACCTTCATCATGCTGCTATTAGGATAAACCAGGCCACAAGTATTTATTTACTTGTGGCTTAGTTGTTTATAGTATATAACTAGAGCATAACAACAAAAGGAAATAGGACAAATGAAACAGAAATTCGAAGCAGCCTTTGAAGTAATCAAAGATCTTTACATGTTTATGCATGAAGATGAAGAAGCGCTGCATTTTAAACACAAATTAACGCGTCAATATATAAAGGTGGAAAAATGAATACTAAACCAAAATCAAACCTTCAAAATCATGTTGATAGTATTGCACATGACTTAGATAATGGCATAACAAATGAAGAAGGCGAACCCGTACACGGGTATGACTACCTTGAAGATGTGCTAGATATTCAATACATCGTTACTAGTGAAAAACAATATATTGGTGCAAGAGTTCTAGTGGCCTTTGGTGGTCCTAACATTTGGATCAATACGCAAACCAAGACTATCGAGGGTTATTGGTGGGATGAAAGCGCGTTCGCTTCTTACTATGACGATGAAATAGGACTTGATGAAGCCCTAGAAGAAATATGGAATTGCTAACAACCTTGCACTGGCAGCGATGCCAGTGCATACTGACCAGGCGTGTAGTTTGTCCTATTCCGCACGCCTATCCTTGGCCGGGGCCTTCGGGTCTCGGTCCTTTTAATTAAGACCAGGGCGCAGAGCCGCAGAGCTACAAGGACGCAGAGCGATAATGATCGATAAGACGAGGGCGCAGAGCCGCAAAGCAAGACTCAAGGTCCATAAACCTCGCACTAGGGTCGCAGAGCACACCATTCTCCAGTAAATCAACTCCTTGGGCCCCTCCAAACAAATATATGTCCTTGGGGGATGGACCCCTAACCAAGAAGAAACTAAGCCCTCCACGAGCGTGATATGCCATGTGCCAAGCGATTTGATGAGGGGAGACATTTATTGCGTGTTTTTTAGTTACCTTCAACTCTAACCAGAAGGGAAGACCCTCCCAAACCACATGAACGTCGGGAACTCCGCCGCCATGTTTGTTCTCAATGCGTGTGCAAAAAGCTTTATTTGGCAGGTTTGCTCGGACTGATTTCCAAAACCTTGCCTCTGGACCTTGGCTCATTTGTTACATCCTTAAAGTCTGCATCAATCACAAATGCTTGCGGATATTTCTTCTGCAAGTCAGCGAGTCTAGACACTATCTCATCTCTTGAAAGTTGATCCATTGTGTTGATGTTCTCGCGTCTATCGATAGTCAGACCACCCAGTGCTGATCGGATCTTTTCAGCGTTGATTGCCGCAGAAAATTGTCCTGCATCTTCCGCTCCAAGTGATAGCTTATGTAGTCGTTCGAGTTGTCCTAACGTGGTCACCGCATAACGCCTCTCACGTTCCTCTCTAAGCTGAGTTATGTACTCCACAACGTGTGGGTAATCCCTTCCATTTAAAAGTATAGAGGCTTTAGTTTTTGCTATGTTATGGGCGTACCCTGCTTTCCTAGCACACTCTGCGTTGGAATAGATTCCTTCCACAATAAACTTAGCAAAAGTCATTTGCCTATTGGTCAGCTTCCGACCATGTTCTTTTTCGATCTTAGCTTTAGCTGTTACCATATGTATTCTCCAAACGTATAACTATATATACCACCCAGAACGGAACAATCAAGACTTAAGGGCTAGTTGTGGTATAGTTGGTAGCTATAAACATGATTACAAAATGATTACACTTAGGGTTCAAAACAGGGGCAAAGTGTAATCATTTCAAAAAACCATAACAATAAGAGAACATGCTATATGTAGAGGTTTTTCTAACTTACCGTAATCAACGTAATCAGTTGTAATCATTTAGGGCATTGGACCACCTTGTTTTTATACTCGGATTACGTTGATTACGGTGAATACATCATTTCCCTCTTGAAAAAAAAAAAAAACAAAATCTCTGGGAAAGGGGTTATAGTGTAATCATTGCAATCATTTTTATTTCTCACCACTATTGACATGGGCATTACTTGCGGTCTACGGTATATCTATCAACAACCAAGTGGGAGAGAATAGGATGAAACTAGAACTAAAAAACATTAAGCACGCTAATTGGGCGTCAGAAGAGACACAGTGTTACGATGCTGTATTGTACGTGAACGGTGAACCGTTCCTCATGGTTTCTAATGAGGGACGCGGTGGTGCAGATCGCGATGACCAAGATCCGAGGTTCAAGGGCGACTTTCCATCTAAGTATGGTGCATTGAGAGAGTATTGCCGTGAGGCGTACAAATTCAAAGGTTTTAAAGATACGTGGATCAATGGCAGTATAGAACTTGCTTGTCATACATTGTTGGAGGATCATCTTGAATCCAAGTTTTACAAGAAGGTTTTGAAGCAAGTTTGTTTTGTGGATGACAATGGGGATCTTTTATCTTTTCCTAAGAAGGTGAAGCCATCGCCTACTATCTATAACACGATACGCGAACAGCGTGATGATCTAAAGAACGTGACATTTTTAAATGAGTTATCGTTTGATGATGCGGTATCCCAGATTAAATCAGTGGAGATGTAATATGGGAGCGATTAAGAATTGGGTCATTGTTATGGAGGAAGATGCGACGCACATGGATCGTGGTGAGTGGGTCGAGAAGCATGGTTCAACGCACATTGATACGTATGACAAGATTATTAATGAGATGTTTCAGCATGGGTATCAGGTCTTGGATGATATTTTAAGGGGAGTAGAGCGTGATGACTAAAAAAGAAAGAAGATTTAATGAAGAGGCTTTGAACACGGATCTTTGTGATTTGATTGAGAAGCATTCGGGTGAGATGGGTGTTCCAGTTTTTGTCCATATCGTGACGAGTTTTGTTACAAATCTGTCTATGGACAGTGCTCCAAGTGAGCACACTGGCATTTCAGTTATGCTTGAGGCCATTGGAGCAGGTGGCCTAGCCTACAAAAGAAAAGAAAATGATTGGAGAAATGACAATGGATAAAGTTAAAATAATGTTAAGTTCAGAGATTTTTGTACAGTTGTATACTGAACTTGCAGATCGAAGGATGCAAGCCTTTGCGGATGCAGACTTCTCAAGAGACGGAGATACTGATGTTTATATTGAGGATAGTAACGGAGACATTTACTACTCTGAGTGGGCACAAGACGAGTTTAATTGGGAAGTAGGTATGATTGAAAGTCTTTTAGCGGATGCTGGAATTTATCAGGAGAAAGGATAATGTATAAAGAAAGCCTAGAGGATATTCTGGCGGAGGGCTACGTAGAGGCATTGAATGATTGCAAGGTAATTGTTGAGCAGACCTTTGATGTTTTTCTTGGTTCAGCGAAGACTTTTGAAGAGGAGATTACAATTCAAAGGATCATTCATTCCATCCAAGCACAGATGGATAAACTGTGAAGGAAGATTTTAATATAAAAGTTACCGTTCGCAATGCAAGGCTATTGGAAGCGATACGCAAGAAATATGAGTCTGTCGCTGACATATCGAGGAAGATGGGTCAGCACCATTCTACCGTAAATTCTCTTGTTACGATGAAAATAAAACCTATTAACGAAAAAGGTTGGACAAATCTGGCTCTTGATGTTGCCGCAATGGTTGGCAAAGAACCAGAGAATATCTGGCCTAAGTACATGCGTGAAATTAAATTAAAGAAAGCATCCTCCGAAGTGTTAATAGATTTGGATGGCGTAAAGCAAATTATGGCAGATGGTTCTTCTGAAAAGACCCTGTCTCAACTTAGCGCAATCAAACAGTTTTCAGCAAAGCTTACGCCAAGGCAAAGAAAATTAATTACTGATCGGTTCGTTAAAAATCAAACCCTTGAGCAATGCGCGAAGTTTTTCGGTATCACCAAAGGCCGTGCGCGTCAAATTGAAGGTCACGCACTCCGAAGGATGAAACAACGTGCCGTCGAGCTTGGTTATGGAGAACGTGGTAAAGAATTGTTTGAAGATTAGAGAAGTTATCTCTAGTCGGCACCCTTACGAGGGTGTCGTGTAGGTATAATTTAACTTGAAAGGAAAAAACGATGCCTAAACATTCTCAGGAACTAATAGATCAGGCGCACGACCTAGCGTTTAAGGGCGATCTTTCGAACAAGGAGATAGCCAAGAAGTTAAATCTAACCGCTAACCAACTGCATTATATTTTGTACGTTAAAAAGGACAGTGGTTTCTGGATTGAGGACATGAAGAAGATCATGGAAAAAGCACCACCTTCTGGTGGCTATCAGGTGGCTGTTCGTCTTAGCCGTGACGTTTATGAACGTCTTGACAAATACCGCAACAAAACAAGGATTTCCAAGACCGCCACGATTGAACAGGCAATTATTGAGCATCTTGATAACAAGGAATCTGTGACTGATCCAGTTCCGCCAAAGAAACCTACCATTGCGGAAAGTTTCTTGGATTTCTTTACCTTGAAGAGGTTCAGATGACTGAGTGGAACATTGAAGTAGAGCACAGCTACGTTGGTAAATATACTGTGGAGGCAGAAACGTTGGACGAGGCAGAGGAAATGGCCAATGGTTTATTCTTTGATGATTTGTTGGACAATCGTAGTACCACAAATAAGCTTAAAGAAACGATAAGGATTGAGGAGTATTTTGATGACTGAGTGGAACATTAAGGTGGAGATGAACCAGAATTGTTGCAAGCATCCCGTCTCTCGTTATTACGATGGGATAGAAGCGGAGACTATGGAGCAAGCTGAAGAGATCGCGTACCATAGGTTTATGGATATGCTTGAGGACAGCATTACCACTAGGGAGTTTATCACTGAACCTTATTGGATGGACGTTAGTCCAGAAGATTATGAAGAGATCAACAATGCTCAGACACGTTGATCTTTGTTCGGGGATCGGGGGCTTTAGTCTCGGTTTTGAGTGGGCACAGTTGTCCACCCCCATATTATTTTGCGATACCGAGCCTTGGTGTCGTAAGATACTCGCAAAGAATTTTCCAAATGTACCAATAGCTACAGATGTAAAGGAGTTAGCTAATGACCCAGAAAGACTTGTTCCAGACTGTGATATCCTCACAGCGGGCTACCCCTGTCAGCCGTTCTCCGTCGCGGGAAAGCAAAAAGGCATTGAGGATGACCGCCACATCTGGCCGTACATCCTTAGAATTGTTGCACAAAAAAGACCGACTTGGTGCGTTTTCGAAAACGTTCATGGTCACATTGCCTTGGGCCTCGACCAGGTGTTGCTTGACTTGGAAGCCAAAGGCTACTCCACAAGGACGTTTATTGTTCCAGCTTGCAGTGTCAACGCTCCCCATAAAAGAGACAGACTTTGGATTGTGGCCTACTCCGACAGCGATGACGGGCGGAACGGGAGTAGCACCAAGTCACAAGGACGGCAGTCACGGATGGAACATAGGAGCGGCAGTCAACGACAGTCTATCGGAGATTCCAAATCGAAACTGGCCGACCCCCAGAGCATCGGAGTGGAAGGACTGCGGACCAGTGGGGAGCAAGAGCCACACGCATATGTTGGAGAGGAAGTATCTGTGTGCGGAGGTGAAGATGTGGCCGACACCCAGAGCGAACAAAGTACACCCGATGATAACGGAGGAGAACAGGGAGCAGTTAGCGAACCGAAACAAATCCAACCTAGAGGAAGTGATAGCTGGGGAGGTAGGGGATGCAACTGGGAAACTGAACCCGACGTGGGTCGAGTGGCTCATGGGATACCCAGAAGGGTGGACAGACTTAAAGGACTAGGGAACGCGATTGTTCCACAGATAGCAATGAACATAGGATTAGCAATAAAGGAGCAGATAAATGGCTAAATGTAATTGTAATGAGGAAGACAACATCCAACCGATTATTGATTCAATCGTTCGCAAGGCGGACATTATTAGGATGGATGCCAAGCGATTACATCATGTTCCTGGTTTAAAAGAGAGAGCAGAGGAGATTATAGCGTTAGCTAGACTACTTGAATAACAGTTCAAACACATGTTATACACACATAGAATATAGACAAAGCACATATAGGAGAATATTATGGCTGCCACAGTAAAAGAAGACCCTAAATTTAGAAACGTTGCCGTGTTGATAGACGATCACAAGTTACTGTATGATTTATCAGTTAAGGAACAGCGGTCAATGGCTCGACAGATGTCGGTATTGATTAGACGTGCCGTTGCTGAAGATGAATAAAATGGGGGGCTTTTGCCCCCTACTTTCTTTTAGTCTCGCTAGGTGTTCCGATCTTCCCTTGGCGTAAGCGATCAGGTTCTTTTGTATAGCCTCGGATCTGCGTAACATTATGTTTGTACATACTCTTTAACAACTCTCTTGCTACATCGTGATCAAGTCCAGTCTGTGCAGCGAGTTCCTTTGCACCAGTGTCCAGGGTCCGAAGTCCCCTTTTATAATCAACCATTGTTTCGATAGCCGCGTCTAGGTATTCTACTTTTTTGGTTTCAGTGTTAGCCATTCTCTTGCTTCCTCTCCTAATACTCTTGCACCTATATCTATCTTGGCTCGAAGGGCCTTGACTATTCGTTCATCAATCGTGCCTTCATTGATTAGATCTACATAGGTAACTGGGTTGCGTTGACCGATACGATGGCACCTGTCTTCTGACTGGATACGTGTTTCCAGATTAAAGTCATTGGCGTAGTATACCACAAGATTAGCTTCGGTCAAAGTTAAGCCGTACCCTGCGGTTGCTGGATTACCCACGAAATACTTCAGTGGGTGGTTTGGATTCTGAAAGTTCTGTACGATTTCATTACGTTCATCATCAGATGTATCGCCAAAGTATGAGGCGGCACACCCTGGTCCAAAGGTTTTGTTTAACGTTTCGGTGATTTGCTTTATGTCATGGCGGAATCGAGACCAGATGATTGCTTTACCATCGTGCTCATTAATTATTTCCTGCAATGCAGTGAGCCTAGACGAGGGAAACGTGATCATTTCATCGTCATCTGTTTTTAAATGTCCAGAAAGAATCTGCTGCAATCGTAGAAGCTGGGTGATTACAGCAGGGGCCGTGGTCATTTCACCGTTGTCAAAGAGAACCATAGCGTGGTTTCTTATTTGCTCGTAGTATTTAAACTGCTCATCGGACATGCCGACGTATCGAACGGTGTATATCTTTTCGGGTAGATCGAGGCAGTCTTTCTTAAGTACACGGTAGCTAAACATATCTATTCTATCTGATAGTTCGTCCAGGTTTCGGTATCCGATGATCTGCGTGAATGCAGCGGCCCCCATTGTTCTCTTTTGTAGGACCGCGTAGCGACCTTGAAAGGAGTAGAAACTATCATGCCCAAGAAGCCCGGCCCTAAGAAACTCTGTCTGACTATATATATCTAGGGGTGATTTGGTTATGGGGGATCCCGTTAGCAATCGTCTGAACTTAAACTTTAAAGCTATCTTTAACAGGGCCTTGGTTCGTTTAGCCTTGTGGTTTTTGATGGTGGTGCTTTCATCCACTGCGATCATTCCGTTGCGACCCAGGTTGATTCCCATCCATTCCCCTGCGTTCTTACCTTTGATCGAGGAGAAGGCTTCGACATTCATGACGAAGATGGTTAGTCCGGCAAAGGGTTCTTTAACTGAACGCATTTCTGCCTGTTGCTTTTTGTTTGGGGAAGCTACCCACCTGATTACACGATGGGGCACGTCATCAGACATGTGCTCTGGTATTTCTTTGGATACCCAGTTACGATACACGCCCTTGGGTGCGATGATTAAAGCAAAGTCTACTTGCCCTTCTAAGAATAAATATCCTATGTTATCTAACAGGACCTTACTTTTACCAGTACCCATCTCCATGAAGAAGCCATACTCTGGTCGAGCAGCCGCCTTATCTAATGCTTTAAGTTGATGGTCGTAAGGTTTTAATTTAAACTTTAATTTATTTTTATATTTGACACTCATACATATCTCCACTATTGTCCACATACATGGACTACCACAGTAGTTTATAAACCACAACCCTGAAGAGGATAACCTTATGGAAGATATATTTGAAGACCTGTTTGATGAGCAAGCTGCTGTCGCAGCCATCGACACAGAGACAGGCCGCACGTTGAGCGACCTAGTTCGAAAGCTCCGAAACGTAGAACAGGAGATTGAGAACACAGATACTTTACTCAAGCGTTTGAAGAAAGAAAAGCACAGACTTTCGGTAGAGAGTATACCAGGATTAATGGATGAGATGGGCATTGACCGTCTTGATGTTGACGGTTTGACTGTACAACGCAAGATGATGGTGCACGCATCAATACCTGTTAGTCGTAGGGAAGAGGCATTTGAATGGTTAAGAAGTCAGAAGCTTGATGATATTATAAAGAATGATATCACTGTGTCTTTTGGCAAAGGCCAAGACAATGTTGCAGGAGACGTCGTTGGTATCCTGCAAGACAAGGGTTTTGATCCTGTATCAAAGACCCACATCCATCCGGGCACCTTAAAAGCATTTGTTAAGGAACGAATAACGGAAGGAAAACCAATTGACCTCGATATGTTCGGGGCATTTGTAGCCAACGCAGCTGAAATTAGGAGGAAAGCATAATGGCAAATGAAATAGCGAAAGCAAAAGAGACAGCACTATCTGCTGATGTTCTCGATTATATGTTGGAAACAGCAGGGGAGGGTGCTTCATTTGACAGTAGTGAAATGCAAATACCTTTTATCAGAGTACTACAAGCATTATCACCACAGTTAAATAAAAAGAAACCAGAGCATATTGAGGGGGCAGAACAGGGTGACATGTTTAATACTGTTACCAACCAGTATTGGTCTGGTGAGGAAGGTATAATTGTTGTTCCTTGTTACCAGTCCGTTAAATACTTAGAGTTTGTACCGCGTGATTTGGGTGGAGGCTTTCAAGGAGAGTTACCTGCTAATGATCCTTTGTTACAACAGACGCAACGATCTGGTTCAAAAGAAATTCTACCAAATGGTAATGAACTTGTTAAGTCTGATCAAAACTTTTGTTTAGTTCTTGATCCAGACGGCTCCTATCAGCCTGCTGTTGTTGATATGAAGTCTACGCAACTTAAAGTAAGTAGGCGATGGAAGACACAGATAGCTATGCAGAAGATTAATCACCCTAAAAAAGGTATGATTACTCCTGCTAATTTTACCACTAAGTGGAAACTTACAACCACCGAAGAAACTAATGATCAAGGTTCATGGAACAACTACCAAGTTGAGAACCAGGGTTTCGTGTCTAAGGAAATCATGTTGGCTGGTAAGGCCTTTCGTGAATCCATTGCCGCAGGTGAGGTAAAGGCTACGCCAGAGGAGACGCCCACAGCTCCTTTGAAAGACGATGACATTCCGTTTTAAGCGTTAGCCCTCGGAGGGGGGTGCTACAAACACTCTCCTCCTTTTTTTTATTTTCCCCAAGGATACACACATGTCTTACGCAGAAAGACTTATGAAAGCTTTTCAAGGGTCAACCGTGGCACACGGTACGACGACGGTTGGAAGAGTAGGAAGGAACGGCAAGGCTGAAGCAGATAGTCGGATCGTTCGAGAACCTATGACCGTTGAGAAGATACAAGAACACATTGACGGTGTTCAAGGTGTGGGTGCTATACCAATCAATGAAGATAACATGTGCAAGTTTGGAGCACTGGACATTGACACGTATGACCTAGATCATAAATCACTTACACAAAAGATATACAAATTAAAGCTACCGTTGGTTCACTGTCGGTCTAAGTCTGGTGGGGCACACTTATATTTATTTTTAAAAGAATACGAACAGGCCTCCGTTATACGTGAGTACCTGACGGAGATGTCTATTGCACTAGGGTTTTCTGGGTGCGAGATCTTTCCCAAACAAGATTCAATCCTAGCAGAGCGAGGGGATGTTGGTAACTTTATTAACATACCATACTTTAAAGCAGAAGAAACCATGCGCTATGGGTTTAATGCAAAGGGCGACGCTCTCGAACTTGATAAGTTTTTAAATCTGATTGAGTCTGAGCGTGTTGCATTGAACCAGTTAGAGTCCATGCAGCTAGGCGGACCAAGAAAGTATTTTACAGATGGACCGCCCTGCCTACAACACATCACGAGCCAAGGACAGATATCCGAGGAGCGAAACAAAACGTTGTTTATGTGCGGTGTTTACTGCCGTTTGAAGAACCCCGACGATTGGGTTTCAAAGTTCGAGGATATTAACCGAACGCTATGTGCGGATCCCTTGCCAGCGACAGAGGTAACAAACCTAGTTAAATCACTGAACAAGAAAGAATACTTTTACACCTGTGAGCAGGAACCATTTAAGAGTTACTGCGATAAGGAGATTTGTAAGACCAAGAAGTACGGTGTTGGTGGGGATCAACCTGAGATGCCACAGATGGGTGGGCTTACAACTCTTTTATCCGAGCCTCGATTATACTTTATGGATGTAGGTGGGAAACGTGTACAACTTTCAACAGAGCAGCTACAGAATCAAACGCTTTGGCAACGTGCTTGCATGGAGCAGATTAATATCATGCCGCCAACTGTTAAAGCCCAGTCCTGGCAGGTAGCGGTCAGTAATTTAATGTTGGGTGCTACATACCTTGAGGTGCCCGAAGAACTAACGATGGTGGGTCAGTTTAAGGAACACCTTAGAGCCTACTGTACGAGCCGTATAAAGGCTATAGTGCCAGAAGAACTAGAGATGGGAAAGCCCTGGACCGAGGAAGGTCTTACAAGGTTCACAATCTCTGGTCTTATGTTATATTTGCACAACCGACATTTTACTTTTTACAGTAGGGCACAGGTCCAAGAAGCATTGAAGACTTTAAACAATGGTGCGGATGCTCATGGGCATCAGAACATACAACGCGAGGATGGAAAGAGATCCACGCTTCGAGTATGGTGGGTTCCTGCTTTTGAGGAGGAATATATAGACTTAAACATCACGGAGGTTTCAGATGACATCCCCTTCTAATCGACTTTTGCGTGTGTCGGAGGTAGCTGCACTGCTTGGCGTCTCGACATCAGCAATATACAAATGGACTAAGGCAGGGGATTTCCCTCAACCCTTAGTGCTAGGAGATGAGTCCAACAAGCGTACTGCCAGTAGGTGGGTGCTCATGGAGATAGAGGATTGGGTAAACTCTCGACCAAGGGAGAAGACCTATGATAAAGAATAGCACTATTATCTTTGGTCCACCTGGTTGCGGTAAGACTTACACACTCATGGAGATTATCCAAGAGTATTTGGATAACGGGGGCGATCCTTCTAGGATTGCCTTCATTTCGTTTACACGTAAGGCGATTGCCGAAGCCATTGAACGTGCTTGCTCCAAGTTTTCTTTAACAGAGAAGGAGCTGCCCCACTTTAAAACGCTACATGCCACAGCCTTTTGGGGACTTGGGTTGCAGTCAGACGATCTGATGAAGGCAAAAGACTACAAGGAACTCGGAAGTTTGTTGGGCATTCTTATAGATAGTAGGGACGGGGTGTCTCCTGATGATGGATTACCTCAAGTTCATATTGGAGGATCGGGAAAGACGTACCTTGATATGGTGGCGCGTGCTCGATCAAGGAGGATACCGCTGCAACAGGAATATAATGAAGCGGCGAATTATACAATTTGGTTTGCTAAATTGCAACAGGTTGAGCAACAATTGCAAGAATATAAGAGTAAGATGCAGAAGGTAGACTTTGCAGACTTCATAGAGAAGTATATTGAGATAGCTGAACCACCTTACTTGGATCTATTAATCGTTGACGAGGCACAAGACTTAACGCCAGTGCAATGGGAGATGGTTAATATCATGTCCAAGAGAGCGGAGAAGGTTTATCTTGCAGGGGATGACGACCAGGCAATCCATCGGTGGACAGGGGTTGATGTAAACGAGTTCTTGGAAGTCTCTGACACAGTGGAGATCCTTACTAAGTCTTATCGAATGCCTGTGGAAGTGTTTAATCTTTCCAAGCGTATTGTTAAACGCATTCATACCAGGAAGGTTAAGGAGTTTTCTCCAGCTAAAGAACAAGGCTCGGTTACTTGGCACAACAGTCTTGCAAGTGTACCTTTGGATACAGGTTCGTGGACCATCATGGCTCGAACCAACAGCTACGTATCAGACTTCGCTGACCAGGTTAGGAGCTTCGGGTTTTTGTACAGCATAAAAGGAAGGCCTAGTATAAAGCCAGAGGTAGCGGAGGGCATAGAGATATGGCGTCGATTGCAGAATGGTGAGCGCGTCGGGGTTTATTTAATTAAGAACCTATATAAGAATGTACCCAAGCAGGGGGACAGCGCAGTTGTGAAGCGAGGTTCGAGCACCTTGTTGGAAGCAGCACCGGAAGATGGTTCGTTAAGCTATAACGATTTGGTTCGGGAGTATGGGATGAAGGCACCGATAGATCGTAGTTGTTTTTCTATAATGAACTTGGGCAGAAATGATAGGTTATACATTGAGGTTATTGAGGAATCAGGGGAGAGTATTATGGATACGCCTCGCATTAAGTTGTCCACGTTTCATGCGATGAAGGGTGGGGAGGATGACAACTGTTTAGTTTATACGGGATCAACGAAGGCTTGCACTGAGAGTATGCATCCAGACGATGAGCATCGTGCGTTTTATGTGGGCGTTACGAGAACCAAGAAGAACTTACACATTTTAGAATCAATCAAGAAATACAGGTATGAAATATGAAACGAGAAGAGATACTACAAAAAGCAGAGGGCTACATCAATGGTCCCAGAGCCAAGGATTATGGTGATGCAACCACGAATCACATGCGTGTGGCAAGGCTATGGTCGGTGATTCTTGATCAAGACATAACAGTTGACCAGGTGTATTTATGCCTGGTTCAATTAAAGGTGTCACGTTTGATCGAGACACCAGAACACGAGGATAGTTGGGTAGACATCTGTGGCTACGCTGCACTGGGTGGGGAAGACTAATGGCAAGGGACCGTAAAGACAAGAGTACAATAAACTTTCTTGAGCGCATGGATATAGATATTATCGACAAGGATTGGAACATACCAACGGAGTATCCAGACCTTACAGGATATAAACAAATAGCCGTGGACCTTGAGACATGCGACCCCAACCTAAAGAAGTTTGGCCCAGGGTGGGCAAGGAACGATGGGTTTATAGTTGGCATCGCTGTTGCAGCAGGGGATTACTATGGGTACTTTCCCATCCGGCACCAGAACGGACACAACCTAGATCCAAAGGTTACGATGAAATGGTTCAAGAAGCAGATGGCAACACCCCACATAGATAAGATCATGCACAATGCGACCTACGATGCGGGTTGGCTAAGTGCGGAGGGCGTTGATATACAAGGTCGGATCATTGATACAATGGTAACAGGGGCTATCGTTGACGAGAACAGATTTTCCTACAGCCTAAACAACTTAGGTCGTGATTGGATCGACATGCGGAAAGACGAGCGGCTGCTTCGAGCAACAGCAAAGGACTGGGGCATCGATCCAAAGGCAGACATGTGGATCCTACCACCCTCAAAGGTTGGAGCCTATGCCGAGCAAGACGCCGTGATGACGCTCAAGTTATGGGAGCGATTGCGGATTGAACTAGACAAGCAGGAACTCTGGAACGTGTGGGAATTAGAAACAAGCCTGATACCCTTGATGGTGAAGATGAAACAGAGAGGTGTTCGAGTAGACATTGACCAGGCAGATGTAGCAAAGAAACAATTACAAGTTAGAACCAAGGAGCTACGTGCGTTTATCAAAGACAAGACTGGCATAGAGATAGAACCGTGGGCAGGGTCGTCAGTTAAGACTGTGTTTGAATCGTTGAACCTACAGTATCCTAAGACGGAAGCAGGGGCACCATCCTTTACCAAGCAGTACCTGTCCTCCCATCCACACGAAGTGGCCCAGGCGATCGTTAAACTGCGTGAGGCGGACAAAGCAGACAGTACATTCATTGACAGCATCTTGCGTCATGAGCACAAGGGCAAGATACATGCGGAGTTCCACCAACTAAGGTCCGATGACGGAGGAACTGTAACGGGGAGATTTTCTAGCTCCAACCCTAACTTACAGCAAATCCCTGCACGAGATCCTGTTATTAAGAAACTAATCCGAGGCTTGTTTATTCCTGATGAGGGATGCAAGTGGGGATCGTTTGACTACGCAAGTCAAGAACCAAGGCTCTTGGTGCACTTTGCAGCAAGCCTACCAGACTCACGCAAGCACTCGATGGTTGATACAATTGTGGATGAGTACCACACAGGGGATGTGGATCTACACCAGATGGTGGCAGACTTTGCAGGAATCACACGTAAGGAAGCCAAGACCGTTAACCTTGGGATTATGTACGGAATGGGCGTGGCTAAGTTAGCCAACCAGTTGGCTGTTACAAAGGAGGATGCGAAAGAACTACTTGAAACGCACCACACTAAGGCTCCCTTTGTTAAAGGCCTAGCGGAGATTGCAAGCGCACAGGCACAGAACCACGGCGTTATTCGCACACTCTTGGGACGCAAGTGCAGGTTTCATCTTTGGGAACCCAAGACCTTTGGGTACAACAAACCTATGAGTCTTGAGGATGCCAAGAAAGAATACGGTATGAACTTGAGACGCGCCTTTACTTACAAGGCTCTGAACAAACTCATACAGGGCAGTGCTGCTGACCAAACTAAGAAGGCAATGGCGGACTGCCATAAGGAGGGCCTTGTTCCAATGCTCACGGTGCATGACGAACTGTGCTTTTCAGTAGAGAACCAGGAGCAAGCAACAAGGATCACGGAGATTATGGAGACGGGCTTGGATCATATTCTCAAGGTTCCCTCTAAGGTAGACGAAGAACTAGGGGATAACTGGGGCGAGGTTGGTTAGGTGTTGGCACTTTGACGCTCGGCAATCATTTGCGTAAGCGGATTGGTTCCAGCTAGAACTTTTGTTGTATTAACCGTGTTATCTTTGTTCACCGTGCCAGTAGATAAAACACTTGGAGCTACGTTGTTCTGGGATACTGGTTCTCCAAATAATTCTTGATTGACAGGCGCTTTTGGTTGAACGGGAACTCCAAATAATTCTTGATTGACAGGTTGTTCCTGTACTCGTTCTTCAGGGTTTAGGTCAATGTTTTTAAGTTGGTTAGTTATGTTTCTTAATTCTAACAAAGGTAACGTTTCAATCACTCTTGGCTGACCTAGCATTGTTGTTTCTTGTCTAATTTGTCGTATAAGATCGCTAGATATTGTAAAAGGAAGAAACTTTCCTCTCATTGCAAAACTTATTTCTCTTCTTCCCATTCTAGCTTGTTTTGATAAGGACCTTCTAATTTCTGCGTTACTTAATCCTAATGTTCTTGCGGCGTTTATATGTGCAAACAATTGTGATTGTTGTGTTAACAAATCTCTATTGGCTTCTTGGAATGCTGCTATAACAGATTCATTTGTAGAGTCATTTCTTCCTGCTACTTTTTTAAATTCTCTTAATAAACCACTTCTATTTCCTTTATACTCTGCACCTTTATAGTAAAAAGTATTGTTTAGGTCTGCTTCCATTTCACGGAACCCAGTTAACATACTTGCGGCTTCTTCCGCTAATGTAAAATTCTCACCATAGCCACCAGGGGTATTAGTTATAGCTTTAGTAAGTCTTCCTGGTTGAAACTTACCGCCCCGTTCTTGATAGAACATGTCTAAAACACCTGGACTAAACCCTGCAATGATGTGATTAAAACCTTTCTTTAATTTGTCTCCATCGCTTTCTCCTTCTGCAATAAATCGTGATCCAGACCTTGTGACACCATCACGATAAAACACGTCAGCAATTCTTTCTGAAAGCAATGCTTCAGAGGCAAACGGTTCCATAAGTTTTAACAAAGCTATTTTACCAGCTTCCATAACTTGTTTTGCTTGAGAGTCTGTAACTTCTCCTGTTTCTGAGTACGCTTGCATTGCGGCACGAACAGGCGCTGCCATAAAATCATAAGGCATCATATAACTTAGATCTACATACTCTGCTTTACCAGGCGTATGACTAATAGGCATTAACGTATGTCCCTTCATCCAAGGAGGAGCCTCAAGCTCTAACGCATCTAACTGTTCTTGAGTAAAATCTAGTGCACCCATCGCTGCTTTCTGTGCAGCAACCGGAGCAACGTAAGCCATTGCAGCGTAGTTACTCAATCGTTTAGCACCTATCGCACGGATTTGTTTTTGTAATGCAGCAGCTTGTTTTGCTCCAATTTTTTGAATTAACTCTGGAGAAGATTTAAACCCTAGTTCCTTTAACCCCTGTCTTGTAATGTTTGTTGTTGTTCTAATTATTTCAGCAGGGAAAGCCATGAAGTTACCAACAACAGGAATACGTCTAATTGTTTTAACTAACTCTGGAACACGACTGTATGTAGGCATTGTTGCTTTTACTATATCAGTGCTCATTAGATCCATAAAGTCTATGCCACCACTGAACTCTGTAGATCTGGGCGCCAGTCCAGCATTTACTAAATCATCTGTAATTGCACCAAGGTTGTCAGGATCTAAGCCAGACCTTCTAAATGCTGCGCTGTATTTTGCTTTCTCTCCAAGGTATCCTACTGTTTTCCAATAGTTATCTGTACCAGAGTAGACGTTTTGTGCGCCCTTTAAAGCAGCTCGTGCAAAAGGTATTTTATCTATAGAACGTTTTGATAGGTCAGCTATTTTACCAGCAACTTTTAAATCAGCCCCCTCATCTAACAAGGCTTTAAATTCATTGACCACGTAGTTCTGATCTACAAGCCCTGTCTTCTGAAGCATGTTGAATGTCTCTCTAAACTCAGCATCTCCCATGTCTTTTATTCTACCCACTGTAAGGCGGCTGCTTTCAAAGATACTCATGTCCCTTGCTATATTACCATTGGCTCCCACCATAAATATACCTGAGTGAAAGTTTCTAATTTGCGATAAAGGATTTAACACAGTCTTTGTCATTTGCGATAAGCCCTTGGCTTGTAGAGAGATAGCCAACGCTTCTTGTAAAGGATTAGTTGCTCTTGCTGCAACAGTTAAAGAATCATATACTTCATTAGGAACAAAGTCCCCAGTCAATGCTCCGTACTTACCGCCAAAAACTTTTTGAGCATCGGTAATATTTAGTTCATCTGTTACATCTCCAAGCCTTGTGTATCCATTGTTAGTTAAAAAGGCTGCTTGATCTTCTGAAAGTTCTTTTCCTGCAACAGCTAATGGTCTCCCACCATTGTTAAACTTTGCAATCGCTCCATTAAAATTAGTTTTATTTTGCGTTGCAAATTGTTTGTACAATTGGTTTGCTGAAAGCGTTTGAGACATCTGATCTATTGTGCGTAAGTATAATTCTTTTGGATCTTTAATTTCTCCAAGTAAGGCTCTAAGGTTTGCGGACTCGTCTAAGTATTTACTTCTATCTTTTAACATTCCTTCAGATATTTTAAATAAAGGTTTGTCTCCAAAAGGTTTTGTTTTAAGAGCTTTGCTTTGAAGTTTTACATAAGCCTCTGGAGTAAGCCCATAATCTACAGTGTGTCTTCCCAACATTCCATCTATAATAAGTTTTGATTGGTTTTTTGCTTCATTTAAAGACATCTTTGGAGTGTCTGACATCATTTTTCTAGTAACATCTAAGATTGATTCATCATATAACTTTGTATTCATAACAAATTGTTCGGGACGACGTAAATGTACTTCATACAATCTTCTTAGGTATTGTCCTTGTTGATCAGAGAATTGTTTTAACAACGCTTGCTTTGCAGGGGCCTCTAACCCAGAGTTTTCTATTTCTCTCATAAAGACATTTGTTAAACCATCGACTTGATCTCTCATGTTTTTAGCCGCACTGGTAACACCACCTCCATGTGCTTTCGTCATGGTGCCTTCGTCTATGGCGCCTGTTAAATATTTATACAGATCGTCATGGGCTTTTTGTATTCCGTCTTTACCTTTACCAAATAGTTTTGTTCTTCCCACAACTTTCTTTGCAGCGTTGTCAAAAGCAATAAAACGTTTTGCTGCATCTCTAGTTGTTGCTTTACTAAAATCTTTTACGCCTTCAATGCCTTCGTATAAGTCACGAGGTGTAAGACCAGACGCAGTAAAATACTTTTTAAGAAACTGATTAGCTCCTAATTTTTCTCCTACCTTATCAAAACCATTTCCAATTAAACGTGCCGCCGTTGGAACACCTGGTATATAAGCTGGTGCTCTTGCCGCAAGTCCAACAACTGGAAACACTGCTTCTCCTGCGGCACCTAATCCAACGCCCTCTACGCCAAAACGCATTTTGTTTCTAAACCTACGCCAAGCTTCATCACTTCCGGTTAGTTTCGTGTCTTCTTCTGTTTTTAAAAAGTCTGGTAGTGCATCAAAGGAATCAGATAATGTGTTAAAAGTAGACGGTGCAACTAATACGTCTGCCATTCCAGAACCCAGCGCTGTTCCTGCTGCTAGTTTAAGACGGTTGTTTATAAGTTTTTTTCCTACAGCACTACCACCAAACTTTTCAGCAGTCTTCATAAATTTACTAGAATTAGCTAGAGTTTTTCCACCTCTTGCTACAGTGTTGGCACGACTTAACCAACCAGCGATAGGAATAAACGCTGTTCCAAAAGTTGTAATTCCCTCTGCAACCTTTCCCGCTGTACCTTCTGGTGTAAGGTTTAAAGTTTCCTTTGCATCTTCAAAGAACTCAGTAGTTCCTTGGCTTGTGTTTGTATCAAAAGCAATATCTATTCCTAGAGCGCCTAACTCTGCAATCCCTTGCGGAACATTCATAAGACCAGCGCCAATCCCTTGGCCTATATCTGCCATTGTCCCCAAAGTAGACTGTTCTTCTTCTTGTTCCTCTTCAACAGGGACACCAAATAGTTCTTGAGTAGACTGCTCAACAGGAATACCAAATAGTTCTGCCACAATTTTCTCCTATGGTTTCGTCTGCTTTACGAGTTTACCTTCAAACATTGAATTAAATACAGCCCCACTAGGAAGTGCATCAAATTCTTCTCTTGTAGAAATAGTTGGAATACTTAAGTCATCATCCGGTGGTACATAGTTTTTAAGACTAAACGTTGGAGTTCTTAATTGGACTGTAGACAAAGCATCTTCTGTTGCTTTTTTCCTTATAAAATCTGTTAAAGCCTCCCCTGTTAAAGCCTTGTTATTTGCGTCTTTTGGAGGCATATCTAAATATGTTTTTTGATAAGCATCTATATTAGTTTGAAGAAGTTGATAAAACGTTCTATTCGGATTTTGATCTTTACTGTAACCTCCTGTTGCATCAAGTTTCATTTTAGCAATTGTTAAATCTCTTCCAAATTTTTTATCCGCTGCTGATCCAGAAAGGGCTGCATCAAACGCTGACATTTTAATCTTGTCTCTTCTAGCTTTTCTTGTTGCTACATCTTGTCTTTTTTGTTTGGCACCAGACAGTAATCCAGCGGCTATATTTGTTAGGGCGTTTGGATCTTTGCCAGCGGCAATTGCAAACCCAACCATTGCAAGTTGGTTCCACTTAGCAGCGGCAACTTCTTTCTCGTCTTCACCAAACATCTCTTGATACAACTTCTGCATCTCTTTGTTTTTTTGTGTTAGGGTTGTACTTGTGGACACTTCCCCTGTTCCCCCCAGAGCAAGATCTAATGCAGCATTACCCTGTTCGACTGAACTTAAAATATTATTTTCAGCAGTCGAGGTAGTAACAACATTACCATTACTACTAGCTTTCTTATTATTATTTACAATTTTTTCTTCATCGCTATCAGCAAGTGCTAACGCCTTTAATTCTTCTGTAGTGTTTCCTTCAAGACCAGATCCATCAGGAGTTATTACTTCTCCAACAACAGCTGCAACTTTTGCAGCATTGTTTCTACCAAATACAGCATCATCAAAACTGGTCAACCACCCATCAAGTTTGTTTATAAAAGTATTTTCATCTACTTCGGGGTCATCGGACACACGATTAAGATACTCTTCTCTCATTGTGTCTTTTTCTTCTTTTGTATTAGCCCTTAGTAAAGATTCTGTAGCATTGTCTATGGCTGTTTGGTTCTCTTCGTTCTTTGAAGCATTTGCTTGAAACAGTTCTCGATCAAAAACATACCCTGGTGTTACTTCTGGGTTAGGACCCTGTGAGTTTATACCACCTGGCTGATTAAACATGGCAGCTGCTTCGTTAGCCGCACCGATGTCCCTTGCTGTTGCTTCGTTAGCCTGGCCTATATCTCTTGCAGTATTGTAATCACTTGCTGCTGCTTCGTTAGCACGAGCAATATCTCTTGCAGTATTGTAATCACTTGCTTCAGCAAGAGCTTGCTCAGAAGGCATTAACTGAAGATCTTTACTTAGAGGTGTTACATTCCCAGATGGTTCAGGCATACGATTAAGAAACTCTTCTCTCGTTAAGTCTTGTTGAGCACTAAGCGCGGCTCTTGATTCAGGATCTAAAGAATTTACTATACCTTGGTTAGTCATTGCGTCTTGCGCTTGTAACATTCCATAATTAGCTGCCATCATTTCTGGGTTGTCTTTAGCCAACTGTTCAAAGTCCGTGAACTCAGAACCAGCAAACCGTGCTCCTGCTCCCGTGCCAAATATAGCCTCTGCTTGACCAGGGGCTGGAGACAAGTTGCTCATCTCTGTACTATATCCACCTTCGGGTCTTTGTATTGAACCAACAAACGTATCAGAAAGCATACCCATTGGATCGTTGCCCTCAAGAGCCGATAACTTTTCTCTTAAAGCAGGAAGCCCAGCTTCATACTCTACTTGACTAGCGTTTTCCTTTTGTGCGTTTAATCTTCGTATTCGTTCTCTAGGAGAATCTCCTCCTGGGACATTTAAACCATAACGGTCTATTGACATGTCTGGCATTAGAGAGAGACTGCGGCCTTCATTTGAAAGGTTTAAAAGGTCTGAAGCAGAACTTCCCATATTTTTTAATGTATCTGTTCTTAATTTTTCTGCATCGTCAAAACTTGTAGCCCCCGCCTCTGTAAAACCTAAAGTAGATTGAACCAACCCAGTTGCTTCTTGAACGTATGAAGCTAAAATGTCTGGAACCCCGCCAAGTATTCTAGCTTTAGCCCTTAATTGTTTTGCAGTGTTTAAAATACTGTCACCAATCCTGTCACCAAACCTTTGAAGTAACTGTGCTCTAACAACATTTTCGTTTTCTTCTTCACCAGGTTGACTTGCGGAAAAAGAATTAGATTGACCAGCCATTGTACGATCATATAAAGCATCTGATGCAGTCTTATAAGGAGATAAAGTATTATCTGCATTAAGCGTCATGCCGTATTGCGTAAAAGCGGAATCCTCTAAACGTCTTCTGTCAGGCATTGCAAATTGATTAGGGACATAAGTAGAACCACCATTAGCAAACTTCTGTGCTTCGCCCAGTAGTTCTGGAGAGGAGGACATAATTCCACCCATCTCAGCAAGCTTGTTTCTTGCATCGCGTTTAGCAAACATCTTCCGGTTGTTAACGTTGTTCATGTCAGTTCCTTATTACCCGCCTCTGTACATACCATACCCGCCAAGGGCTAGGCCACCAAGTTGAGAGAGTGTGCTTGGCCCTGGTGCATTGGTCTGTGTAAAGGTTGATTGCGATGAAGGCATACCCTGATAGATATCTGAGTAGAAGCCAAGTTGTTGATATGGTTGCATAGTGTTTTGGTACTGGTTCTGACGAGCCGCATCCAATTGTGCTTGATACTGTGCTTGTTCCTGACCACCAAGTTGCGTTAGTGTTTGTAAATCGTTTGACTGTAGACCTTGTTGTGCTTCGCCCAACTGCGCTTGGTTCATTCCTAAACCACCCAAGCCTTGACCCATTGCACCGTATTGACCAGCAATCGTACCCATTTGACCAGCGCCTTGCATACCAAGTTGCCCGTACTGTGTTCCAAGTTGCCCGATTCCTTGACCAATGTTCGATGCTTGGTTTGCCGCTTGCATTCCCATCTGTGCGCCTTGCATACCAAGTTGTGCACCTTGGGCCGAGAGCCCACCTGCTTGAGCAGCTGCCGATCCTGCTTGTTGTGCACCCTGCATTCCCATAGATCCTGCTTGTTGTGCGCCTTGCATTCCCATTGCGCCAGCCTGTTGTGCACCCTGCATTCCCATCTGTGCGCCTTGTAAACCCATAGCTCCTGCCTGCTGTGCTCCTTGCATTCCCATTTGTGCACCTTGCATAGCTTGCCCTGTAGCCGCTTGACCTTGTTGTCCCGCTTGAGCAAGGCCTGATAAACCCATAGCTCCTGCTTGTTGTGCACCCTGCATTCCTGTTTGCGTTGCTTGTAATGAAGTTCCGGCACCTGCTTGACCAAGCTGCCCCATAGTTTGAGAGGATTGAATCTGTCTTCCTAGTGCGTCTTCATATGCTTTTTGTGCACGTTGCGATGCGCTTTCATATCCTTGTTGGCGCATTCCAGCAGCTGTTCGGCCCTGTTGTTCTAACGTACTTCTATCTAATTCTGATTGTTGAATGGCTCCTCTTGAACCACCAAACGCTCCAGCCTGTACTGCTTGCGCGTCAAGTCCTTGGCTCTTAATATCACTTGCACGTTGGATGTCGGAAAGAGCCTGTTGAACAGCGGCACCTTCAAAGTCATTCATAAACGCCCCTGTTTGAGAGGGATCAAATCTTTCAGAAGCACCTTCAAGCCCTGCAATACCAGCTTTAGCTGTACCTAAACCAAACTGTCTTGCCTCTTCTGCTCTCGCTGCTTCACTTTGAATATTAGAAGCGGACTGTTGTCCAGTGAGTTGGGACTGTTGGGAAAGTTGTGACAATCCTTGAGATCCAATTCTTGCCGCTTCTTGTCCTTGAGCGGCAGAACCTAAAATACCTTGTGCTCCACCAGCGGCTACATCTTGTCCTTGAGCAGCAGCGCCAAGTATTCCAGCCTGTCCTTGCTGTGATGCACCTAAAATACCTTGTGCTCCACCAGTTGCGGCCTGTTGTCCTTGTTGCCCAGCGGCTAAAACCTGTCCAGCGGCAGCTCCTAAATCTTCTCGTCCCGCAGCAGATAACTGTTGCCCTGCTTGTGCGGCAGCAAGAGTTGTAGGAATACTTTGACTCATGGCATTATAGGCTTGTTGTTGATAGGGCAGTGCACCAGCATAAGCATTTTGTGCCATTTGCGCCGCTTGTCCTAAGTTTTGTATACCTTGTTGCGTAGCACCTACACCTTGACCAACGCTTGTTGCCCCTGCTTGAAGCATTGGCATATAAGATCCAAGGCCCTGCGCTGCCATCTGCGATGCTTGTTGTTGAAAAGGAGTACGACCTGCAACTTCATATTCTGGCATGGTAATTTGCTGACTGCCAAGGCCTTGTGCCCTTGTAAGTATGTCTTCTTGAAACGTTCTAAGCCAGTCAGGTAGTTCCGTTCTGCTTACTACTGTTTGTTCAGCCATTATGCAGGCCCTCCGTTTTCAAGTTGTTTCATTCTTGCATACATTGCAGCTGCTCCGCCACCATTTTCTACTGCCTGCTCCGTCATAACAAATTCTCCATCCGAGAGTCGTGCTTCTTGCACCGGGACACCGCCTTGATATATTTGCGCTGGGATGTCATCACTTCTTCCAGTACCTGGACCTTCGATATAACCACCACGGGCATAACCTAATCCTATATCTTCAGCATATCTACGTTCAGAAGCATCTCTTTCTTCAACGGTATCGTATCTTTCACCATTATACTTATTCGCATATAGGTTTTTTGTAAACTCTGATCGGTCAATTTCTCCAGTGTAGTCAGGATGGGGTTCTGTAGAACCTTGTTTATCTTGACTGAGAAGACTACCAATACCTGATCCTAAATTAGCGTAGTTATAAATCTGTCTGACCGAAGGACCCTTTGTTGCAGCAGAGGCTATCCCTGATGCCGCCGATGCGCTTGTCGTTGGAGCAGTATTAGCTAATGCTGCTAGTCCTTTGTTTGAACCTATGCCCATGTTACCGAGAGCACTTGTTGCACTTCTTCCAATAGAGGATTGTTGTAATGCGTTAGCCACACCAGGGAACATGTAGTTAACACCGCCGAAGATTAAAGAATTTTTAATAGCGTCTTTAGGGTTTTGCCCAGAAAGCAACCCACCAACAGCAGAGCCAATAGTAGAAGCTAGAAAACCTCCTCCACCAGGAATCAACAACCCAGCAATGCCACCTAAAAGAGAACCTAACATATTTTAAACCTTCTCATCACGTTAAGAAACAGCAACGGTAACTGTACCTACAGAACCTGTTCCATCTAAACCTTCACAGGCACTTACATTCAACAACGATATTCTTACATAACCAGGGCTATTAGTGTTAATACAATTAGTAACATACAAAGCCCCTTCTTCCAAACCAACATCATTACCAAATTGTAGATTAGTAAGAGTTTGCGCTGTACCTCTTTGAGGTCCAGGGTTTTGTACTTGATTTATAAAAGATTCTAGAGCACGCACCAGATCTGTTAAGTACCGCACATCTACTTGTTGCGTAGGTACTGGAAGTTTTGGAAAGGCTGTTATATTTCCTGACATTATCTTCTACCGTCTTCTCTAGTGTTAATTCTTGGACTACCTAATCTCCATCTGACTCCAGCACCTGATGACGCAACCTTTAAAGCAAAAGATCTACCTCTTAGTCTTACGTCTGCTTTTTGTGTAAACTGTTCAAAAGGAACCGTGGTTGTGGAACTTGCAGTTAAAGTTGTAGAGTTGGTTTCGGTTTGACCATAAGAACTACCAGGGAAATCTTGCATACTCATCGTCATATTAACAACAGGAGAGCTGGTTGTGGAACCTTGAAAAGTAAAGTCTGGGATCACACGGCTAATGGCAACAAACTTTTGTCCGTCTCCTAGTTCAATTGGACTAGACTCTAAAGTAGAGGTCATTGCCACACCGTCTTCGTCATATCCAACTTCATGGCTATACAAGTAACCGTCTTCTGTTGCAGTTGGGAAAGTTCGTAGCCCACGGTCCAAGAAAGCAGATCTTGGCATAGTGCCATAATACCAAAGGTTTTCCGCAAAGTTATATGTTACGTACTTGTTGTTTTGACCGTCTCCACCATTAGATACAGAGTTATCGTCAGAACAATAGAACCAAGTTACTTCGCTAAACTCAGAGTTTATACCTGCATATACTTTTTCTTCTTGACCAGAGTTAAAGTTAAAGAAAACTTCTTCTTTAACGGTGCAAGGCAATTGTTTTGTCTGTCCGTCATACACATAGAAACAATCTTTGCCCATCCAGTAAACGGTATCTTGCACGGCAGCTATTGAATTTGCTCCCATGATTGTAATGTTTGTGGCTAAAGGTTGAATACCAAAAACAAACGGTGGTCCTAAGTATTGCATTGTTTGCAATGAACTATTGGTCCAGATTAAAATCTCTCGTTTGGTTTCAATAGCACGAACAAAATTAGAACCAGACCCAATTCGTAAATCTCCAGCGGAGTTTGTTGCTTGCGGGGTCCAGTTAAGAAAAGATTCTTGGTCCGAGAACCGTATTAACAGTGAGTCTTGAATTGTTGTACCAATTGTGTTTGTGCCAAAGGCAATAACGTGCCTGCTGTTATCCGAAACCATAACTTGTTTTGCTATTGTTGGTGTGTCAGAAGCCCCTGTTAACGTGCCTATTTCCACAGCTCTTGTGGTAAAAGCATTCGTAGCAGAAGCATCCCAATAGAAAACGCCACCATCTCTTGGGTTTATCAGTAAATCCTCACCAAAGTTATCGTGACTCCAAAGACGTAACGAGGTTACGGAACTGATGTCCGCGCCAGAACCCCACGTACTACGGCCCCAAGTTCCCGCGCCCCAACCCGTGCCGCCAACTTCTGTGTCTAAGCCAACGTTAAGTTGATAAAGGCCATCTACTCCAGAACCACCGTTTCCACTATCACTAGAATTAGCAGTAACTGTAACCCCCGCAGTGCTTTTAGCCGTTATTGTATAAACGTTTGCACTGGTAATACCAATTATTTGATACTCTTGATTTAACACCGCCGCTGTAACAAGGCCGCCTAAAGACGCTGCTCCAGAAAACGTTACAAAATCATTTACAACAGAAGCGTTGCTAGAATCTGTAACCGTAAGAGTAGAAGATCCGTCGGTTGCTGCAAAGGTAATAGAGTTTGTACTTGTTTTTCGAATAGGCGTTATGTCACTAAAGGACTGGCCTATTTCTAAGTAGTATTTAAGATGCGTACCTAGTCCAAGGTATTGCGTACCGTTTAAAGTAACCCACGTATGCAAAGCACGGCAGGTCCCCAAAAAAGCGTTTGAGGAATACTTAACCCAACCACCTATTTTCTCTGGAAACCCTAGCCGAAAACGTACTTTGTCCGAGTCAACCCAACCACCTTCGTTAGAGTAGGACGTTACATCTCTGTTAATACCGGGTTTAAACTGTAACTTGGTTAAAGGCATAGGTCAACATCTTTCATTTTTTTAGGAAGCTGCTTCGATAGCCTCTTCTATTTCTTCAGGCTTTAAAGATTCAGCAAGTTTAGCCCTCATAACACTAAGAGCCGCTAACTTTTGATCCATTTGGAATTGAAGATTGCTTTGTTGCGCCTCCAAATCCTTAATCTGAGCAATTAAATATTTAGACGATTGAGACAGAGATTTCTCTGTAAAATCTTGCCCGTCAATATTAATTACGTTTTCTTTAACTTCTTCTTTTTTAGCCATAATTTTCTCCCTATTTTATGGTTTGTTTATCCTATAAAGGTTGTAGCCGCGCTAATTGCATTTGTTACTGGAGTCATATCTTCGCTACCCCAATCATCTAATGCCTTCATATGAACTAAATAACCTTTACTTCTAGCTGTACGCTCTTTCTTTTCTGCTGCTGTCATGTCGTTACAAAAGTCTTCATCCGTTGCTGAACCACCTTTGTTATGCGTCGCTATAACTTCTGTAATAACACTTACACTGCCCAGCATTGCTGAGTAGTCTTGTGCTATTTGTGCGTTTTCTCTTGCCATTTTATTCTTCCTTTTTGCCTATACTAATATTACCTGATATTGATATTC